ATGTAAGAGAACCACCAGCTATATTATTAGTTGTTCCTGCTGTAGTATCTCCTGCTGAAATAGTTAAAGATTTTCCAACTGTATCATGAGTAGTAGCAGTTATTGATATAGTAGCATTTTGTGCATTTCCATATATAATGTCACCACCATTAACAGTTAGGTCTCCAGTCATTGCTCGAGTTCCATCTATTAATAAATAATGAGAATGGTCATCTTGATTTAATCCATTTAACATTCCATGAGATGTTACTGAAGATGAAGAACTACTTGGAGAGCGACCAATAATTCTATTAGGAGGCATTTCACCAGTAGATGCTATTGCTACCCATTCATTATTTTGTTTTACATATTGTACAGTTCCAGAATCTTCTACTTTTCTAAAAGAAATGTCACCTTCATTACCTTGTTTATTATCAGGCTTTCCACTTCCAAATGTAGGTTGTTTAGATTTTTGATGTAATAGTTTTCGTTCTTCTCTATTTAATGCCATTATCTTACATTCTTTAATCTATATATTATTGATATATCATTTATTTCAAAATCGCTATCAACTGTTCCTTGCATTCGTAATTTAAAACTATATATATTATTAGATTCTGATGATACATCTGGTTTTAATTCTGCTTGATACCATTGTGTTAAATCTGTTTTATCATGTAAAGGTTTACTGCTAGTAGCTGTAGAACCTGTTGGTTTTCCTGTTGTTCCATCTGTCCCTTCAAAATCATAAGGAAAATCTGTATCACCATTAACAGAATATTTAATGGTTAAATTATCAGCGTCTCCTTTATAATTAATTCTTACTCTATATATTTTTTTTCTTACACTTGATTGACCAAAATCAATATCTGGAGTTATATATTCAAAATTACTTGATGCTTGAGAAGATGTTTGCCAAGTTTTTCTAACAGTTGTTGTATTATCTATATAAAATAAATTTTGGTCTCCATCTAATGCAAAGTTTGTCATTGCTGTTGATTCTGTTATTTTTCCAATTCCAGTTGTCCACGATTGTAAAACAAAATCATATAAGTATATATCATTGTTTTCATTTTTAATTATTAAATGTTTCTTTTTAGGAATATATCCTACCATTGCGCTACTCATATCTGTATCATCAGTCCCATCTTTTACAAATAAAGACCAATCTTCTTCACTTATTAATCTAATTCCTTGTTTTTCAAGTAAGTCTATTACAGTTTTACCATTATATAGATAACAACCATGGTCATTAAACCAAGCAACACCCATGTCTGTTCTTACTACATGATAATCAAATGCACATCCTTTATTTCTATATGTATCTTCAAGAAAATCTACAGTTTCAGATACATTAATTATATATAAACTATGTTCTTTAAATTGAAGTATTCTATCTGCATAAGCTTCAAGTTTAACAATATTTTCTCCATCTCTTATTACTACATCTACTGAACCCATTCCTTCTGGAAATGTGTCAAATCTATTTATTTGACTTTTAATAATTCTATCAGGATGTGTTTTTCCATCAGGTTTTTTTATATTTCCTATATATGTTCTCCTACCATGAACAACAGCAGTTTTAAATTTAGCATTTAATGATTTTACTTCTGTAGAAAAACCATTTATTGTTTTAAATGTATCTATTGTATTTGCATTTTCTGGATATATTCTTTTTATTAAAGCAGTTTTACTTAATATGTTTCCTGATGTATTTGTTGTGTTAGTCATTGTATATGAAACAGTATCTGCTTCTGGTAAAAATTTAAATCCTTTTTCAATAAAATCTAATTCACCAATAAGAAAATAATTATCATTTTCTTCTAATTTATAATATAACCTAGAACCACTTATTCTTTTATTTAAATTATATGCATTCCCAGCTGAAAGATTACTACATATATATGTATCAAAATTAAATAATACAGAACCACCTGCTATATTAATAGAATTTAAATTATCTGGTTCACTTCCACTATCTACATCATTAAATTTAAATGGTAACGATTCTTGTTTATTTTCTACGTCGTATAAATATGTATGATGAAATGTATAAACGCCAGGTCCATATGCATTAAGAGATTGATATTCTGCTATTGCCCATCCGCTTATATAGTAATCTATTTTTTTAGCAGAAACTCCTCCATCCGAAGTAGTATCAAATGTAACAATATGTACACTTGTTTGAGTCTCACTTAAATCAGCAAATGTAAAACCACTTTTAGTCTCTGAAACATTATCAAAAGAACAAACTAATAAATTCCACATATTTGGTTTTAATTCTTCTTTTCCAAATGTCCATCCTACATAACCTGGTGCTGTATTATCTTCAGTTACTTGTATTTTAAAAGCAGTAAGATTTTCATAATCAGAAGTTTTTATAAATATTGATACTATTAAAGATTGGTCTTCTCCAAGTGTAAAATCTGCTCCACCTCCAATTCCTGTAAAACTTTGAGTTTGTCCTGAATCTCCTACCATTTTAGTAGTAGCAGTTCCTATGCATGGATATATATCTGTTGAATCACTAGATGGGTCTGCTATTCTTGTAAATCCATCCCAATCAGCATGTCCAGACATTATTATTTCAGTAGTTTGAACACCCACTCTAAGATTAACAGAACTATGGTCTACTACTTGGTCAGAACTAGTTCCATCATCTATAACACTTCCTATATATTCAGAAGCAGATGAGAATATTCCATTACTATCACTCCCTGCAATTGGAGTTGATATTAAACAAGTACCTAATGTTGGGGTATCTAATGATTGAGAAACATTAACCCATTCAGCAGCTGCTCCAGCTGCATTTAATGAAGCAAATCTTTGGTCGTCTATATATCCAAACCATTGATTGTTTCTTGCAAAATTAGCATCTGATACTCTTACAACTCCGTCAGCTGCATAATAAACTGGAGAAGCCCCAGTTCCTAAAGCAATCTTAGCAGTATCCCATCCTTCACTATCTTTTATATCTATAGTTCCTCCACCACTATCATATAAAAATATTAAATCTTCATCACCAACTCCAGCGTCTAATTGCCTATCGCTAGACATAACGAATAAACCTTTATTTTTTAAAATAGCAGCTGTATTAGCATCTCCTATTATTTCATATGTAGTAGTATTATCGGGATTTGTAGACCAACTACTTACAGTAGCAACTTTAGAACTTCCAACATAATCTGTTATTATATTTAATTGTCCTGAGCCAGTTCCACCAGTCAAAAGAATACTATAATTATTATATGTATCATTAGAACCACTAGCGCCAGACGCTAATGTTATTGTTGTGCTAGCTCCTGCTTGAGCAGTACCAGAATGAAACACGTTACCGTTGTCTACGCTACCTAGTGTTTTTATTTTGCCAACAGAATCTATTCCAACATCTTTTAAAGAAGGGGATTCATTTGGTCTTATATCTCTAGGGTCTGAATTACTATTAATTCCACCATGAAAACCTTCAATTTTAAAAGTTTGCTTAGGCACTATCTACCCCTAGAATCTTCGTATTCTATATCTTCTACAATGTATCTTTGAGCATTTTCTGGAAGTTCACATACAGCACAATCATCTTCAGTAAAGTCTTTACCATTAGTGTATGCTATCTCATCATGTTTAAAAACATCTAATCTAAGACCGCCTTCTTTACCAGATATGCGACCTCCACCTTTTGCTATTTCCTGTAAGGTATCATTCTGTTCAACAATGCTTTTCTTTTCTTGCATCCGCCACACTCCTTTATTTTTCCTCTAGTAACTGTATTTATTGCCCTACCGACTGTATCACCAAAGCCTGTATCGCCTTTAAATAAATCTACATTTATTTTCATTAATATTTCCTATTAGCTTTAGGACTTTTACCCATTCTTTTAAACATTCTTGCATTGTCGGATGAAGCTCTATCCCAACCTACTTTATTTTTTTCATCTTTAGAGCTTGTATCTGCTTTTTGAGTCATTTTCTTTTTGCCATAACTTTCACAATCAGACATAGACTTATAACCCATTTTTTTCCAACCAGTTTTACATTTTGCTTTACTTGGCATTCTAATATTCTCCTTTTATTTGATTAGCATTACGAACCATCTTTGCTATTTCTTTTGTTTTACTAGCTCCACCAAAAAATTTTCTAGCTTTTTGTGTGCCTTCAGCTCTTTTACGAGCAGATTGTTGTCTATTAGGAGCCGCTTTACATTTTTTTAATTTTTGGTCATAGACTTGACCTACTTTGCATTTTGCTCTTTTCATTTTCTTTTTTCCTTTATTATGTTTTCTGCGCATGCCTCCAGTTTTTAGATGACTACCACGACCTGTATCTTTACTAGATACATCTGCTAATCCTATAACATCAGACATTATTTCCAACTTATACGTTTACTGCTCGTTTTCTTTTTCATTGCAGAAGTACATTGAGCCATTGTAGGTCTGCACGCTGGGTATGATTTTCGTTTTTCACCTTTACGTCTTCCACATGGTTTTCCAGTTTTACAATCCACCCAACCTTTACCTTGATTGCGAGAAAACCATTTTCTTAATCCTTCTTTAGCCACTACTTCTTTTTTCTATGAGGAATTGTTTGAACTTTAAATGAAGCAGTAAGACTAGCTCCTTTATGAGCTTTATATCCACCTCTTGGATTTTTCATAAGTTTTACGCCTCTACCAGATTTCATCCAATGATAACCTTTTGGTGCTTTTACTTTTTTATTCATTACTTTTTACCTTTTTTACTAGAGTTACCCCAATTAGCTGCTCCAACTTTTCTGCATTTAACTAATGCACCTGAAGCATATGCTGATGGCCATACTTTGTATCTTGCTTTTACTTTATAATAACACGCATCTTTTTTTGACATACTAACACTTCCATCTTCTTCTAGCTGCACAAATTCTCTTATCAGGAGTTTTTGAGCAATTAATTCCATGCATTCTCATTTGACCTGCAGAACGACTACAATAACTTTTTCTACGTTTTGCTGATTTACTACCAGGCTTTACTTTGCCAGTTACCGCTGTTTTTAACTTAGAACCTGGGTTCATTCTTCTATAAGCTGCTACACCTGCTCGTGTCATTCCAGCTCCAGATTTAGTGGACCGAAAATTCTTTTTATTCTTAGCAGGCATTTTAGCTTGTTTACGAGCCATATTATAACCCCATTCTACCTTCTACTTTTTGTAATCGTTCTTCTAATTCGCTTAGTTTATCTAGCACAAGTACCATTGTTTCATCTACTTCTATTACAGGTTCTTTCTTTTTCTTTTCTTTTTTAACTTTTTGTGCAGGCATTAGAACTTCCAGACCATTTTAACAACTGCCATTAAGACGTCCATGCTTTCTTTTGCCAACGCCTGTTTCTCTTTTGCGTCAATTTTACCGTCCTTTGATACTTCGTGATATTTTTGTGCTACTTCTTTTAATTCTTTTACTACAATGCGATATTTAGTAGCAACCATAGTGCCGAATGCACCTAAAATAATAACCATTAAATACGCAAAGTTTGTCCAATTCATCCATTCCATTATTTATTCTCCTTTAGTGTTTGTTTTATTTCTGCAATGTCTTCCATTATTATATCAAGTTTATAAGTTATTAAATTTCTATCAGCAATCATTTCTCTTTTGTCTGATTTTAATTCTAATTCTTTTCTCATTATATCTATATCATATTGCATAAATCCAAATGCAAGTATAATAGAACAAATAATAGTTGCTATTGCTATAATATTTTCAATTGATATATTAGTATTTAACTTCATCTATTCCTAAGTCTTTCTACTTCTCTTTCAAGATATTCAATTCTTTGATTTTGTTTTATATCAGCAGGTATTTCTGCATCTTGATTGGCTTCTGCATCTTCTTCTATGTCTATAATATGCTCTTCATTCATAGCTACTTGATATTCTAAAAATGATATACGAGCATTTAATTGACTATACCCCCATACTAACATAACAACAAATGTTACTGCTTGTATAATCATAGGTAATGATATGCTTAAACTGCTACTATCTGATATTGGTTTAGTGTTTTCCATTTAATCTACTTATTACGCCTTTTATTTCTGATACTTGATTATCTAAATCATTTATTTCTTTTGTCATATTATCAAACTTTCTATCAAGTTTTTCATCACTTTGATTCCATCTGTTAATAAGTTTAATAATCATACCTTCCATATTTTCAAGAGTCTCACTTTGACCTCTGTTTTCTATCTTTAAATCTTTTATTGCTTCTTCTTGTTGCTGTCCTCTTTTATTCATAGAGAACACCATATACACTAGCAAAGCACCCACAACACCTATCATTCCCGCTTCTGAATATACTGCTAAAAAATCCATTATTCTTCTTCTTCCTTATTTTCTTTTTTACAATCATCACAAATACCGTTCATTGCTTCACGAACATACTTTGCACAATAAATACATTGAAATGGCATTGGCATTATTTTTTCCTCATAGTCAAATCAATATAAACTTTTAAATCAGATTTTATTTCTGCATTCCATTTTTTTAACTTACCTAATTCATCCATAATTATGTCCAATCTATGTTGTAAGTTTTCATGTTTCTCATCAAATCTTTTTAACGTATCTTCTACTTTTTCTTTTAAAATAAATCTTACTACGCTATATAATGCAAAAGCAAGCGCAACGCTAATAGCAATTGGAAAACCTAATTCTTGTATTAATGTTATAACTTCAGATGTCATTTCTTTTTCCTTTTTTTCCAACTAAATGGATTTAAATTTAATTCTTGTTCAAAAAATGAAATACGTTCTTCCATTGCTTCCCTTGTTTTTTGTTCCTCTATCATGTGTTTACCGACAAGTTCTTCAATGTTGGTATCAGCAAGTTCAACTCTTCGCTCAAGTTCTGCAATTCTATTTTCAATTTGTAAGTACGAATAAACAAGTCCAGCCACAAGTACAAGTACCTGCCCAGCCCATTTAAGATTAATGCTAACAACAGTATTGTCGCCAACGACAGATGCTCGATAACTCCTTGCTGTTTTAGGTGTATTTTCCTCACTCACTATTCTTCTTTCTTACATTTTCCCAAATGTGGTGTTTATAACAATAATTTTCTTCTGTATAAATAGCTTTATCATACCAATGTTCTGCGCTATCTTGGTCTACAATAACTATATAAAGAGTATCTTGGTTATCAGAAGGAGTTATTTCAAGATTAGCAACTGACCATCCACTATTACATCCAATTATAGTAGTAATAATTCCTAGTATTAATAATAACATCATTATCCACCAAAATAATAATTTTTTTTCATTAGATTCCAAAACACTATCCATTAAGAAATTACATTAATTTACACTATCTGATTGTTTAACGCTTCCCTGGCCTGGATTAAACCAATTTGCTACAGTTGCATTATCTCCTTCTTCATTTTTCATTAACATTTTAGTATATAATAAATCTAAATGTTTTATAAGCATTGCCACTTCTGGCATATGAATAACTAATTCTTTTTTAAGAGAAGGTTGTTGTTCTTTTTTTTCAACACCATTTTGTTTGTTATATATTTCTGCTAATGTCATTTCTTTATATGCTTTGCGTTAAAGTTTTCTACAATTCTTGATAGTAATTCTGCTTTTGTTTCACTATCACTATAACTAATACTTCGTAAATCATACCACGCTTTTATTTCTGCTTTTGTATTTGATTCATCAGGAAACTCAGATTGTAATGTAGCAATTCCACCTATTAATTGATGTTTTCCTATTATTACTCTACCATGAGTATAACCACAATTATCTTCACATTGAGATACATAGTATTCTTCTATATTTTTAAAACTATCAGAACGTTTTACAACATTCCCATTTACTTCAACAAAGTAATCATAACCAGAAGAAGGGTAAGTCAAAGTCTCGACAGTTCCATCAGCATACGTTTTAGTACGCACAAGATTAGGAGTTGTGTTACGATGTAACCTAATTCGATGACCTTGACTACACTTCCTTATAATCATAACCTATGCTTCAGCTTCTTCGTCTTCAGGTTTTTCTTCAAGAGATTCTCGAAGTTTAGCTATGAAAGCATCTTTACCTACACTTAACTGGTCTAAGTTAAACTGCATTGAGTTCATCTTATTCTGTAAATCATTAATGTGGTTAAGAATTGCTTTTTGTTCATCTGTCATATCTTCGATTACATACTCTTTGTCATCAAAAGTTAAAACAGGCTTTTGTTCTTTTTCTTTTTTAGCCATTTTTAGCTCCTATGTTTGTTATTATTAAAGTGCTTTTAAGTCTGTTTCTAGTAATTCCATATCAGCTAATTCGCTTTGCATATCTGCAATTCTAGCTTTCATATTAGCAATATCATTAGATATCATACCTAATTCGCAAGTCATTACTGAATCATCCATTGCTTTACCAGTAGATGCGTCAAATTGTTTTTTAACTAACTGTAATTCATCTTGTGTTTCTTCAGCTACTGCTTCTCTTATTACTTTGCCATCATCATCTTTAACTTCAGACACAGCTTCTCTAATAACAACTTTAGCTTTTTTTACAGACCAACTTTTAGCATCTTTCAT